GGTGCATCACCAAGCTCATTGGCTGCCTTCAAGGCACCCGTGTCATTTTTTGCGGCCCTTGCGCGCGGCCCAGATGCCATGCCAAGCGCGACTGCTCCCTCGTCAGCCGCCTTTTTGCAGCCATAGTACCGGCAGGCATGCCGCCGACCATCGCTGTTCCGGCAACATCAAGGGCACGCTTGATGGCATCTTCGCCCTGAAGATCTACTTTTCCACGGTAAGCATCTCCGGGAGCAGTGATGCCGCTCCAAACAGAGCCAACGATACCGGCCGTTGGGTCAAAAAAACTTTTTCCTTCTTTATCAACGGAGAAGGGAAACATTTGTCCAACGTATTGGCGCGAATTTAACCTGTCTGCGTTACGCGCAACATAATCTGCATAAGACGGGTTGAACGCTTCGATTGGATCGTTGCGGCTCAAATATTTTGCGTAAGTGACGGCATCATTGATTGCTGCATTGTCACTGTTCTCATCGCGTGGAAACATAGAAGCGGCCTCGCCGTCAGCGTGATGCTTGCGCTCGACGACTTCGCCACCGTCATCGCGGTGAAAGCGCGTGTCGCCAATATCAAGTCCGCCCCTGCGGCCCCACTTCGGAGCCGGGCGGCCGAGAGCGAACTGCGCCTTTGGACCCCAGAACAGGGTAGCTCCTTTTGTATTGTCAGGTTCGTTGATTGCTGCGTCGAGCGCCTTTGCGGCGTTTTCGTACCTTGGCGATCCGGGCTTATGACGCATCGGATAGTTGGGGCCGTTTGGATTAGCCCACGGCTCAAATTGATACTTTGCAAAAAGAACCTTCTCAGGTGTCTTCCCATACCGGCCGGACTCGATGCGGTTCAGGATCACATTCGCGATGCCCTGCCCCTCTTGCAGCGTTTTGCCGCTGCTCTCAGCCGCAATCGTGCGGATGATCAGATCGCGCTGACGCGGCGTCAATTCCATTTGCGTGGGCGCAGTAACGTCTGCGGTTGCGGGGGGCGCGAAAGCAACAGGAGCAGGAGGCGGCGCAGGAGCCGGGGTCGGAGCAGGAACCGGCTCAGACTGTTTTGAAACGCTGGGCAACAGAGAGATAAGTTCCCTTGCCGTGGGGCCGTCGGGCGACGGTCCGGACGGCGTAAATCCTTCCGGAAGATCGAAGACGGCCACACCTTCAGGCGGCCCGCCAAACGAACTCTTTGGCGCAGAAAATCCCATCGAAACAGGCGCCGACGGAAAGCCCTTTTCAGTAAAATTCGGGTCAAACAATGCGGCCGGCGTCGGCTGCGCCGGCGCATCGAAGTCATTCTTCGGAATGTAGGATCCGGGGCCTTCCCTCATAGCATCAGTCGTCGGCGGAGAAGGAAGTTCTTTGAAGAAATCCGGACGAACGGGCGGAAGCGGAACGTCGGGAGCCTCAACGTATGCAGGCCGGGCGCGGCGGGGCGCGACTTCCAGAGCGGGCATGTCGCGCATGGCGCGCATGGCCGCATCGGCACGAAGGAAGTCAGCGTTATTTTCGCCCCAGTTGATTTGTCCGTCAGAAACAACGGGCTGACCGTTCGACTGAACCTCGGTGTCGCCGCCGTCAGCGTAACCGCCACGGGCGAGGCGCAGGGCGCGCTCAATCAAACGGTCGTCCATGCCCCTACTCCTGCGTCAGCGGCTGCTCGTTGCTTTCGAGCCTGTTAATCATATCAGGTTGCAGGAAATTCTGCACCACGGGGATCGCCTGCGGGTTCTGGCCCATTTCTTCAGCCAGCCTGACGGCCGCCAGACGCTCGCGGCTCTCGCGGTCGCGCTTGCGATTGAGGGCGTCCATCATGCCCTCCTGCTGCTTGATCTGAAGTTCGTTCTGCTTGACCTGAAGCTCCTGCGCTTTGAGCTGGTCCATGACGGTCGGCCCGGCATTGGGCGCGCCGCCCGCCTCCTGCTGCGCCTGAGCGGCCTTGGCGGCAGCCTCCTGCGCCTTGACCTGCACCATCGCCGTCTTAGCGTCGGCTTCCTGCTTCTTGATGCCGACCATCGCCTGCGCGTACTGGACTTCCGGCGGCGGCTTCTGCTGGAGCGCGCTGGGCGGCACCATGAACTGCTGCGGGTTCGACCAGCCCATCGCCTGCATGGCGGCGGTGTCGATGGCGATGGGGTCATACATCGACGGGTTCTGCTGCTGGAGCTGCTTAAGGCCCACGATCTTCATCATGCGCTGAGACTGCGACGCGGTGTTCGGATCCGCCTGCGGCACCAGCTCGGCGTCGTCAAGGGCCTGAATAAACGTCTGCTGGTCCCACTGGTAGGCGGGCTTCTTGTTGCGCTGCCAGAAGCTCTCGGGGTTGTCGCGGAAGCAATCGACGAGGAGGCGGAACTCCTCGGCCTGCGCGCTGTGCATGCGCTTGTGGACCGAGTTCAGCACCTTGGTCGCCTGATCAATAAGCGCCAGCGTGGTGCCCACCGGCGCATCCGCCCGGCCCTCGCCGACCGCCTGCTCAGACGTGCCGCCGATCCGCATGCCCGTCTCCGCCATGTTCTGGACAAGGTTCATCAGGCCCATGCCCGGCTCCTTGTAGGGCAGCGGCATAATGGCCTGATTGATCGGCAGGCCGCCCGTCTTGACGAGGGCGCCGCCGCCCGGCGGGACGCGGAAGATGTTGGTATTCTGGCGGCCACCGGCGTCGCTGAACAGGAAGCCGGGGAAGTTGGCGTACATGCCCGCGTCGAGCATCTCGCGCCACGCCGCCGTGATGGCGTTCGTCGTGTTGCCGAGGATGTGAAGGAGGCCGATGTCGTAGAAGCCGAAGCCGGGCACGAACGTGTACTTGACGAACGTTGTGCGCGCCTCGGGGAGGTCATCCTCCTCGTTGTAGTTGCGCACGATGGACAGGATCTCGCGCGACGACAGGTCGATGGTCACGCGGTAGGGAACCTCAAGGCCGCTGACCTTGCCCTTGTACTTGTGCTCGAAGCCGACAACGTCCAGCTCGCAGTAGCACTCGTAGATCTCGCGGTCGCGGTCCTCGGGGCGGAACGAGCTGTCGCTGATGCCCTGCTGCGCGCGCTCCTCGCGCTGAGCCGCATCAAGGTCGGGATCCTTCGCCATCGGCAGGTCGGCGTCCTTGTAGACGCCGAGGATCTGGAGGCGGCGCACGGTCGATGACCGCATGTAGCTGCGGTGCGTGATGCGCTTGGCGTTCTTGAGGTCCGTCGCCGCGTTGTTGACGATCAGGTCGTCGGCATCAACCGTCTCGGAGACGGGCCGGTTGCGCAGGGGGCAATAGTAGACCTTCTTGAAGCTTGTGCCGCCGAAGCCGAGCATGAGCAGCATGCGGTCGGTGTCGGGGTAGTATTCAGCCGCCGTCGAGGTCAGGTAGTGGTTCAGGTCGCGCTGGAGCGCGTTGGCGCGCTGGTCCTCGGCGAGGTCGGCGTTGTTGTTGTCGTTGCGGATCTTGACCGGGCCGTCAGTCGGCAGCAGCTCGCTGCGGGCGTTGGCCTGAAAGCGAAGGACAGCCTCAAGCAGGAGCGGGTGGCGGACTCGGCTCATGCCCTCGACCGGCGCGCCGTCAACGGCCCCGGCCAGACCGGGAACTTCGATGGTCAGGCCCAGCAGCTTGATGCCCTGAGCGCGCGCCTCAATCCAGTCCTTGCGCGACTGGATGTCGTCCTCAATGCCGCGCAGCAGGTCATTGGCAATAATACCAAGCTGCATCTGGTCGATGTCATCGACGAGGTTGGAAAACCAGCCGCCCTTTTCTTTTTTCGCGCCCGGCTCAATTGGCTTGCCGTCGAGGCTGATGCTGATCGACCCGTCGTCATGCTCAATGCGCAGGACGTTGCCCGCGTCGTCAGTGTCCGCCACGTCAGCGCCCTGCTCAATGATGACCTCGGTGTCATTGGCTGGCGTCTGGGCGTTGGGGACGGGCAGGCCCGGCAGGCGGATGTTGGGGTTAGAAAGGCCGGGCAGCGGCATGGATCATCCCTCAGACAGAAGTGCGGAGATCTCCACGTCGAAGCGGTGGAGGCCTTCCTGAGCGGCGAGCGTATCAGATTTGGCCTCAACGGTATAGACGCGGACGTAGTCATGCGGCTCCCGGCCCCAGACCTCGACCCTAAATTGGCCGAGGCCCACGGGCGTGGCGGGGCGGATGACGTCAACAATGGCGTTGGCGAGGATCATAGGTGCGTCCTTAGAAGTACTGTGGCGGCGTAGGGGATCATGGGTGCGCCCTAAACCGGATAAAGCGGCGCGGGTGTTTTGCCAACATGGCGGCGACCGGCGTCGATCTCAGCAATACGCTCGGGCGCGCGCGTGAGCAAGCCACGGTCGCGCATGAAGCGCAGGGCCTGACTGACGGTGTCCACAAGGTCGTCGTGCGTGCCCTTGGGGAAAATCTCGCACTGCCGGATGACGAGGTCGGCCCAGTGCCGGTCGGGGGCGTGGACGATGCCCTCGCTGAACAGGTGCTGGACCGAGTAGAGCCGGGACAGCTTGTCGATGGCACCGGGGTTGATCAGGTGGACGCCGAAGTCCTCGCCGTTGTACAGGCGGCGCAGCTCCTGACTGACGCTGATGCCGCTGGCCTTGGCCTCGACGAGCAGTGTGTCCACCTTCATGCGCTTGCAGGTCTCAATGACCTTCTGGACGAGGTCGGGCATTTCCAGCCGCTCCTGCCACGCCGCCATGAGCATCACGCGGGGCACGCTCTCGGGGTGGTGGTCAAGCATCTGGCTGATGCGGATGCCCTCGTCGAAGCGGGTGGCCTCCTCGGCGTTGTTGCGCAGCTTGCCACGGGCGTTGACAAAATTGTCGGCGCGGGCGCTGCTGACGTCGCCGCTGAAGATGCCCCAGATTGTAAGTGCGCTGAAGTCGTTCTCGGTCTTCGTCGTGTAGGCCGTGTCGAGGCTGGCGACGACGTAGTCCATCATCGGGAAGCCGTCCTCGGCCCACGTCTCCCACCAGTCGGGCTTGATGATCTCGCCGCCGCGCGGCGTCGGCTCCTGCTGGAACTGACCGGCGGCGGCGTATGGCCCCATGACCTTCTTGTCGCGCTCGACGACGGCGGCGCTGAACCGCTCCGTGAAGAGCAGCTCGCCGTCGTCGGTGCGGGGATCCTCAAGGCCCAGCAGCGTCGGCCCGGCGCGCCTCGGGTCGAACTCCATCGGCAGCATGATGTGATCGTAGCCGAGCTGCTCGTCGAGGATGACGCCGCTCACGTCGCCCTGATGCAGGCGCTGCATGACGACAACGATGGCCGAGCGGTCGGGGTTGTTGAGGCGGGTCGGGACGGCCTCCTTGAACCACTGGATGGTGCTCTCGCGCATGGCGTCAGAGTTCGCCCCGTCCACGCTGTGCGGGTCGTCGATGACGACGCGGTCGCCGCGCGCGCCGGTGATGGAGCCGGACGCCGCCGCCTGCCGGAAGCCGGTCGCGGTGTTCTCGAACTTGGTCTTCTGGTTCTGGTCGCCGGTCAGCGCGACGCGGTCGCCCCACCGCTCCTGATACCACTCGGACGTGACGAGGCGGCGCATGCGCAGCCCGTCGCGGATTGAGAGGTCGAGGCTGTGGCTGGCGCAGACGAAGCGGTGATGCGGCAGGTTGCGCGGCCCCCACTCCCACGCGGGCCAGAAGACGCCGACGAGCAGCGACTTCATGGTGCCCGGCGGGACGTTGATCAGCAGGCGGTTGTAGAGCTGCCCACTGTCCAGCTCGACGCCGTCCGTGATCGCGGCGAGGTGCTCGCACAGGAAGTCGATGTGCCAGCCGTGGATGTAGGGCTGCCCCGGCTCGATGACGTGCCACGCTTGGCGAACAAACATCGCCAAGTCCTCCTCGCACTCGGCGCGCGAGATCTCCATCAACTGCTGGTCGATGTCGATGATCTGGCCGTTGAGGTTGAGGACGTGCTGCGTCAATTCATTACCTTCAGTTCAGCCGTGGACGGCACGCGGATGCTCATGCAGAGCTTGCTCATCATCTGCAACGTCAAGTCCTTGACGCGCTTGTCGGTCGATGTCTCGGCAAAGCGGGCGACATGCACAAATGCAATAGCACGCTGGGCCACGATGTCGAAGAATAGCTCCGGCGCTATGGCCTCGCCTGTGGACAGATCGTCGTTGTCGTCTTCGAAGTCCATGCCCTATCCCCCGTACTGCTGTTCGAGCTGACGCATGCTGATGTGGCGGTATTGGACGATGTGGCCGCCCTGAATATATAGCTCGCAGATGCCATAAGACCAGCCGGTTGTGGCGGTGCCCGCGTATTTGGCGACGTAGCCGTCTGGCATCGACGAGCCGAGGTTCATAATCTCAATGGAGTTATTGACGCCAATCTTCGGCGTCTTCCTGAAGGTCTGCCGGTGGGTATGCCCAAAGACCACGGAGTGGGTCGCGTGGTTCGCGATCTGGTTCTCGCTCTGCTGGCCGCCGTAGGGCCGCCCCATGATGTTCATCGGGACGTGGATGAAACCCACCCGGTCGATCATCAGCCACTTGCCGTAGGGCTGGATCCGCCAGCGATACCTCGCCGCCATCTCCTCGACCTGCGCCCACAGGGTGCCGACGGTTTCCGGCGTGCGGTTTTCGAACCGCAAGATGCGGTCCTCGTGGTTTCCCGCCGTCATGTCTTGCGGTATGTCGAGGTGGTCGATTTCCTTGTACAGGGCGCACATTGCCTCCTCGCAGCTGTCCAGATCCTGCTTAAAGCTTGGCCGGGCGGCGTGCCCCACGCTGCCCTTCTCCTCGTGCATCGACACGCTGTCCCATGACGCAAAATCGCCGATGTGGACGATGCGGTCGGGCGGGTTGGCGGCGACGTGCTTGCCGATCCACCGGAAGCGGTCCTTCGGGATGCTAGGCTGGTCGTGGCTGTCGCCGATGGCGACGATGACCATTGGCCTCGACGCATTGCCGGGGATGATGCGCGGCTTGACCGGGGCCTCGGCCCTGACCGACAGCCGCAGGAGGCGGTTCTCCTCCTCCAGCCCCGCGACATGTTTGATGACCGGCGAGACGCGCAGGGGCTGGTTGCGCCGGATGGCGTAACGCAGCGTGCTCTCGTTGCGCCCGAGGTGATAGGCGGTGCGGCTGATACCGCCCATCTGGAGTATCAGCGCCTGCAATTCCGCCGGGCTCAGTACCATCGCATCCGCTCCCGCCCGTCATTGTGACATTCTAGCACAAGACGTGTGACGTTGAAATGTAGGGCGGGAATGCGTCAGGTGTCGGGATGAGCGTGGCCGAGCACGGCGTGGATCGCGCGCTGGATGTCGAGCAGGAAGGGCTCCGTGCGGCCACGGTACATGCGGATCTTGATAATCCCGTGGATGGCCCGGAGCGTGCGCTCCATGCTGTCGATGTGGTCGGCGGCATTGACGAGGGCGATGGCCTCAATGCCCATCGGGTCGGCCCGGTAGGCCTCGTGGTCTTCCATCTGCGCCGCGATGGCGCGCAAAGCGTCGGCGTCAATCATATCAATCTCCTGTCATGCGTTTGGCCGCAAACAGCGCCTGCTTCAGCGCCTCCCGCGCCTCCGGCTCAAGCTGCCGCGCGTCGATGGTTGTCGCCTTAATGTTGATCGGCCCGCCGTCCGCGCCGGTCAACTCGGTGCGGCTGCGGTCGCCGTAGATGCGGGGGGCCATCTTCATCGCCCGCCACTGCGCCGTCGAGATTTTCACCTTCTGCGACTGGACGTTCTCCTCCGTCGTCGCGTCAGCCATCTGCTCAATGCGGTCGAGGAGGTAGTCCGCCAGACCCTCGCGTGCGCGCGCGCACCTCGCCTCGAAGTCGGGGCGCGCATCAAACCACCGATAAACGCTCGCGCGGCTCGGCATCTGATCGCTGCTGCATATTTTCATCAGGCTCTCGCCCTCAAGCATGCGCTCACAGATGGCGTCGGCGATCTTGTCGCTGTACGCGGACGGCCTCCCGACCGGGCGCGCTGGCTCGGTCGGGGCGTCTGATTTCTTACGAGTCGGCATGATCATCCCGCATGTTAGTGGTGGAGGAACGCGCGACCGCCTGCTTGAATGGCGTGTCGGCGAGCATGCCCAATGCGCTCATGTATGTGTCGATCAGGGCCTGTTCCTCGGTGACCTCGGCGCTCGCCCGCTTGCGGATTGCGATCACCTTCTTGATGATCTTCGGGTCGAAGCCCGTGCCCTTGGCCTCGGAGTAGACCTCCTTGATGTCGTCGGCGACAGTCGCCTTCTCGGCCTCAAGGCGCTCAATGCGTTCAATGAGCGCCTTCAGTTGGTTATTGGTCATGATCCCCTCATGTGCTGATTGCAGGTGCATATTCGGCTAATTTCGGAACAGCGTCAAGCTGCCCCGACCGAGTATCGCTTGCGCAGCCGCTCGACGGCCTTCGCGTCCTGCGCCGGGGTCAGCGTCAGCCACTTCGACCCGCCCGACTGATAGACAGGCTCGGCGTTCAGCTCGATCAAAAACCAGCCCTTGGCCCCGCGCTCAAGGACCACCCGAGTGCCCTTGCGCGCATAACGATAGGCGTTAGGCACCGCGTCGCCGCTGACCGTGACGTAAAAAGCGCCCTTGGCGTCGCCCTTGTTGATGAGGTCGAGGAGGGCGCGCTCGGCATTGTCGGCCTCGCGGGCGACCTGATCAAAAGTGTTGAAGGTGTGCGCCACGGAGGCGTGGTTGACGGCCTTGAGGGCGGCTTCAACCTTGGCGGCGTTGTCGGCGGTGATAGCGATTTTCATGTCAATCTCCATAAGCGGGTCATCAGCGACCGCTCAATATTTATAGGCGAAGTAAATTCGCATTGCAAGCGATCTTTTTCAAAAAAAGTTATCCACAGGGGACACAGGGCGGTTGATTGGCGAATTTAGTTCGCGTAAGATCAAATCACGGTCAAGAGAGACCGACACCACATGGAGATTGATATGACCAAGTCCAAGACCACCGCCGTTTACCGCGTCAAAGTCACGGCTGAAATCGGTTTTTTCTGCATCATCTCAACCTCAGTCTATCGCGCCAAGCTTTGCGCGAAGCGCGCTGGGTACGTCGCAATCAGCGCCACCCAAATCCAAGCTTAAAAACCAACAGCCCCGACCACCCTCACCTCATGGAGATTGATATGACCGTCCTCGAATGCCGCGTCCACTACATCACCAAGCGCACGGATCGCCGCGAGGGCGGCTGGTGCGAGGTCGGCGTCTATGTAGACCCTGTGCTGCCCGGCGGCAGCCGCATCCTCGCCGCCGTCATCACGCACCCCTGCAAGAACGCGAAGTGGACCCTGCACTCGGCGGGCTCGCACAGCCGCGAGACCTTCCCCAGCCTCGTCAAGGCATGGGAGCGCGCGTGGGAGATCGCGACCCTGACCGACGCCGGTCAGATCCACTACAAAAAATATTTCCCTGACGGGTGACATTTTTTGAGAAAAGCGGTTGACCAGCGAATTTAGTTCGCGTAAGATCAAATCACGGTCAAGAGAGACCGACACCACATGGAGATTGATATGGCCAACCTTGACCGCCCCTGCCGCACCGTTTCGGAAGTCAACAAGATCCTCGCCAGCGCCGGTCATCCTGAGCGCCTCTGCAAGGGTGAGGGCTACGTGTACTGGCACAGCGGCACTACACCCCAGTGGCGCGAGAGCATCGTGTACGTCTACCGCCTGACGGAGTTGACGATCCGCGAATACCTTGAAGATCACAACGCGCGCGTCTGCGCCCATATCAACCGGAGGGGCTGAGGCCCCTCTAGACCACCACCCCACCTTATGGAGATCAATATGACCAAACTCATCAACGCCTACCGCGCCGCACCGACCGCCAGCAACCGCAACAAGCTCCAGACCTACCTGAACAAGCACATGATGGCGGCGTGCATGGCCACCCCCGAGGAGATCGCCTTCCTCCGCGCCAACGAGTTCACCCTCTGACCCAGACCGGGGGCTTCGGCCCCCGACCACCCTTAACCTGATGGAGATTAATATGACCGTAGACCTGACCCACAACATAACTTATGTCCACGCCCGCATCGCCCTGAGCGAAGCAGAGCAAAAGGCGACCCTCTGCTACTGGATCCACGACAGCAGCCACGAGTTCCACCGCGACAGGCTCCACGAGGCGCTCAGGGAGGCCGCCAAGCACCTCGGATACGTGCTTGTGCCGGTGCCGAAGGAAGACGCCAAAAATATTTTGCCGGTCGATGAGGAGGCGGTTGACTAGCGAATTTAGTTCACATACAAAGGGTCATGGCTGATGTAGCCATGACCCTTATGGAGATTGATATGACCGACCTGACCCACCTCCACGCCCTTGAGCTTCACCTCTCCCACGAGCGCGTCCGCCTCTTCGCCGCCAAGTCCGACGCCGAGCGCGCGCTGCGCGCCGTCTGGGTCGAGCAGCTCGAAAAGGAAATCGACGCCGAGTACAAGTTTCTGGGCATTGAGCCGGAAGAGCTGAGTGATGAAGATCTCGCCGACCTTCTGGCGGATTTCGGGTGAGGGGCTCAGGCCCCTCCAGTCCCCTCCAAACCGACACCCCAATGGAGATTGATATGACCAACCGCATCAACTACGCCTTCGACGACGTCGAGGTCACATTCAACGGCGGCACCTACACCATCAGCGGCCTGCTCCCGGTCGAATATTCCATCGACCCCATCGACCGCAGCGTCGGCATCTTTTACCCCTCAGTCGAGATTGAGGCGTTCGGCCCGGTGGACGCCGAGATGCTGGACGAGAACGATTACATTACCAGCGTCACGGTTGAGCCCGGGACCGAAATCCACAACCAAATCCTGCGCTCCTTCAGGGCGGGCTACATCGAAGAGGCGTGCATGGACGATTATAATTTCAGAGATTGAAAATAGCTGTTGACCTGCGAATTTAGTTCGCGTAAGATCAAATCACGGTCAAGAGAGACCGTAACCTTATGGAGATCGATATGACCAACACCATCGCCGCCGTCGAAGTCTACCTCGCCGCCAAGGCTCAGGCTGACGAGGCCAACGGCATCCTCTCAATGGCCAAGGACGACGTCATCGCCATCGTCGGCGGCTACGGCTTCCTCGCGGGCGAGACCGCCGACCTCGACGTCGCCGTCCAGTCTCGCAAGTCCATCAACGAAAAGGCCTTGCTGGCCTTGGGCCTGACGCAGGCGCAGATCGACGGCTGCAAGGTCGAGGGCGCGGCATTCCCCGTCATCCGCATCAAGGCCAAGAAGGCCAAGAAGGCGGCCTGATCACCCGGGCGGGGGCTTCGGCCCCCGTCCACCCCACCCAAACCTCATGGAGATCCATCATGTATTTCGTTGTTCCGCAGGGCCGCTCGATCATCAAGTCCGTCTTCAAGACCGAAAATATCTACACGGCTCAGAAGAAGGCCGACGCCATGCGCGCCGAGACCGGCACGCACTGGGACGTCATCTCGATGCGCAGCGTCTACACGACCCAGACGCTGGGCGAGCTGCTCGAACAAGACATGCTCCTCGCCACCGAGGCCGAGGCTGCGGCCACCCTCTGACCCCTCCCGGCGGGGCTCCGGCCCCGCCACCCACAACCGAAGGGACAAGCACATGAGCAAAATGAAGATCGCCTTCCAATCCTCTGATTGCGACGGAGACAAGCTAATCATCCATTCATACGAAACTCGCTGCGGCCTCATTCAAATTGAAAGTGGCGGCATGACGTTGGGGTTTATGCCAAACACACTGCAGGAGCTGAGAGAAATAATCTCCGCCCTTTGGCAAATTTATGAAGAAAGAGAACTCAACCACATCTACTTTGACGCGCTTGAAAGGGACGACTAATGACCCCCTCCGAGTTCACCGAGACGGCCCACGCGCTGGGCCTCAACAACAGCGACGTCGCGCTCCTGACCGGCAACACGGTCAGGGCAGTCCAGTACTGGATCACGGGCAAAAACGAAATCCCGCAATCCGTCGCCATCCTGCTCAACGCAATGGCGGCGGGACGCCTCGACATGGACTGGGTGGCAGAGGAGGTCTCCCGCCTACTCCGGTCTCAGGCCGCGCACGCCTGAGCCAATTAGAAGGCCGCTGAGACGTTTTAAGGGCCGCTGGGGCATCACCCTAGCGGCCCCTTCTATTTTGCCCGCCTCAGCGGCCCCTTAAAATCAATCCTTGCGCTCAATATCCCACGGAAGGACGTCATCAATCGGCGACAGGCTGTCGGGAATGGCGCGCAGGGGGTCGCGCTCGGGCCCCTGCACTGCCGTGACCTCGGCCCCGGCGAACAGGCTCTTGGACCGCATGACCTCGGGGAACGCCTCGATGATCCTGCCGATCTCGGCCAGCGTGTAGACCTCCGCCTTCCGGCCATTGCGCTGGGCCTCGAACAGCGCGGCGTCCTTCCAGTCCCACGCGATCACGGCCACCGTGCCGTCGCTCAGGGTGGTCTCCCACACCTCGGGCGCGGCTTGGTTCCTGCCGTCCCCGGTCGCCGCCCTGTCGAGCGCCCGCCACGCCTTGACCATCCGCTGGGCCTCCTGCCTCACCCCCTCCAGCGTGCCGTGCCAGATCTCGTGGTTGAGCTTGTACCGCTGCCGGTCGAACTTCGTCCGCAGCTCAGCCGGGACCATGAGCCGCAGCCGGTCGCAGCCCCACTTCCTCTCCATCTCCGACGCGACGATGTTCACCTCGTCAATCTCCTCCTGCCCGGCGATATACGTGCCGGGCGTCTCGTGCCACTGGGGATGCCCCCCGCCGGTGACCGGGACGCCGAAGGCATAGGCCTGCACCTCGTTGGTCTTCACGCGCTTTGCTGGCTTCGTCTGCTTTGCCATTTTTAAATCTCCATTTCGATGTCTGACAACACGGCTACGGGACGGCGGCGGAAGACCGCCAGTCTATACGTAGTATAGGGGGGATACCTCCGCATACCTCCGCTAATGATATCAATGGGTTACGCATCAAGTTCCGCAACCTCCGCACATACCTCCGCCCAATGATTTCAATGACTTAGCGATCAACCTCCGGGAACCTCCGCAGACCTCCGCAGCCTCAAAAAGCGACTGTCTTCGGGGTGGAACTCCCATCTTTCATGCAAGTTCTGGCCGCGATCCAGCGCGATCACGACCATCACCGGCAACCACTTTCCGGCCTTGGCGCGGGCGATCCAGCGGCGCTTGGAGGGCTGGGATTTACGCATCTTGGGCCTCCATATTGTCCTCGTCAGAGAAGACTTCACAGCTCTCTTCACACCCGGCCCCAATGTCGAAATCCGCATCAAATACCGCTGCGTCATCCCCAGCCGGGACAAAAGTCAATTTCTTCTCTTCGTACTCATCGAAAAGATCATCCACGCTTTTGTTTCCGCGAAAGAACGTCCGGCGATAATTAAGAGGCAACGGATAGGCGCTGGTGTCTTTCACAAACTCATGCCCAACGTGTCCATAAAGGCCCTCCATCCGGCGCGGGAAATCGTAGACCTCGGGGTTTTCTTGGATAAGCGTGAAATGCTTCCTGAGCGACTTTTTCCAGCACCATTTGCAATTGCCTTGGTATCCACGAAGCTCAAGACGGAATGGCTGCTTGGACCACCATGTGTTGATGTTTGGTTTGGTCATGGGGTTTTCTTTGATGAACGGATACACAATCCGCCGCGTTTCAGCGCGCGATGAGATCCTGTCGATCTCGTCGCTTCTGATGCCAATAGCCAGATCGTAAGTCCCCACAAGCCAGCCCTGCGCCTTGGCGTAGGCTTCAATCGGCTTCTGCTTCAGGTTGCGCGTGCAATCTTTGAATTTCTGGTTCGGTATTCCGTACTTTTTAATGGCGTCTTCAAACGGGGCACCATTTCGGGCTGCCGTCTCAAAGTTGACGACACGGAAGCTTGGGGCGCGGCGCTCACCATGAAACTGCACAGCTTCGATCCAAATCGTATTGAAACCAAAATGATCATCGCACCGTTTCACGAACTCAAGCGTCTGCTCGTTCTCTTCCCCGGTGTTGGCGAAGACAACCATGATCTCGTCATAGCGAGACCGCCAATTGTCCAAAATCCACTTAGTCATGCACGCTGACGTTTCACCTCCAGAAAAACTGATCAATAATCTCATCTCGTCATCTCCCTCGCGCGCATCGTTGGTGTCCATTAGTCGATGCTCCCTGTGACCTTGAGGCCCTGCATTTTGGAGTTCTTGTCGGCCACCTCATACGAGATGATCCCGTTGTTGAGCCATGCGTCAATGATGCTCTCTGCGACCTTCTCGGCCACGTCGAATTGCTGCTTGATGATGGCCGGGGCGTAGCGGCCCTGCTTGCGCGTCTGGGGGTAACTCGACCACGGCTTGCCACTGTGCCACGCGGTGCCGAGGGCCTGCAATATCTTTCGGCAGGCGTCCTTGGGCGGCCACGAGCTGGCCTTCTGTTCAGGTGCCTCGCAGGGGACGGCCACGAGGCTGGCCTCGCCCGTGAGGCTGTTGAGGACAACCGTCTTCAGCTCGAAGGGCAGATCCCAGCCATCCTTGGCCGACTTGATCTTCTTGGCGTGGATGTGGCCGACGGCCTGACCCTCCTCGCGCTCGATGCCCAACAGGAAGTCGCCAGCGCCGTCGAAGACCGTGGACCCGCGCATGTTGCCCGCGCGTGACGTGTGGTGGACGCCGATTACGGTCGCGTGAAAGGTGGTCCGAAGCAGGTCACAGGCGGCGATGAATAGCGTCATGTCCTTCTGCAAGTTCTCGTCGGCCCCCGGCAGGACACGCGAGACCGTGTCCACGAAGACGGCCACGGGCGTCTGGCCCGCAAGCTTCGCCACCGCCGCCACCGCCTTGATGACGCGGTCCACGTCGCTGGGCAGCATGAAGTTGACGCTCTGCCGGATCAGGTAGAAGGGCAAGTCGTCGGCGCTGATGCCCAGCTCACGCTCCCACGCGATGATGCGGTTGACCATGTCGCCCGTGCCCTCGGACGAGATGTAGACCACCGGCCCGCCCCTCTTGATGCCGTGGCCAAACCACTGGCCGACGAAGGCGGCGATGGACAGGGCCATGCCTATGGTCAGGAAGGACTTGCCGCACCCGGGCGGGCCGAAGACGAAGCCCAGAGCCTCCTCGATGGCGATGCCCTCAATCATGTAGACTGGCTTGGGAAGCAGCTTCATTGCCCTCACATCCAAGATCTCAAGCGCATTGGGATCAGCCTTGCCGGGCTCGGGAGCGGCGGCAGGCACTGGCGCAACGATTTCCGTCAGCTCCCCGGTCTCCGGGTCGAAGTCGTATCCCTTGACCGTGGTCGGCTGATCATCGAAAGGGCGGGCGGGCTTGGCCACCTCCGCAGCCTTGGCAACCTTGTCGCCCCACTGCTCCATCGCCGCCTCCCACTTGCCCGTGAAGAGGGAGATGCCGCGCCCCTCGCGCTCCAGCAGGTCGGCATTGGAGACGCCGGGCGTGCCGAGGCGGTTCCTGACGTGCCGCTCATAGTTGGCGAAGGCATCCATCATCGAGGCGTGGATTTCGGTCGGCGACGGCATGATCGGCGCGTCGCGCCGCAGATCCACGACCGCCGCCCACACGACGCGCGTCATGTAATCCTCGCGACCGTCCACGATCATGCCAAATGCATTGGTCGAGTGCGCTGGTGACGAAGTAACTTCGCGGTCGCCTGTTACATGGTTGACGCCACTTCCGCCGCCGTATTTATGAGCGAGATCCGTGATTGCGTCGCACAGCCACTGGGGTGCCTCGGCGATCTCCATGTCCCAAGGCTCGTGGCCAGCCTTCCAGCGGTAGGCCGTGCCGCTCTCGTGCATTGAGGGCGGCATCATGGCGAAGCCGCCCTGACCGCGAATATCCACGCCAATGCTGGTCTTGCAGGTGGGCGGCACCCACCCCGGAGGGGCGCGGAAGAAGTGCTGGACGCCACCCCCGCCGGTGACCTGCTCAACCGTCTCAAGCTCACCGGCCCGCGTCTGCTGGTCGAGCATTTCCAGCCACCAGCCGACGGCCCCGTCATGCTTCTGGGTGTCGCGGTCCACGACGAAGATGCCGCCGGAGCAGGCACCGGCGATCATGCCCATGTTGTTGCGTCGCGAGTGCTCGCCGCCCTCGCCGTACCAACGCTCGAAGGTGAGGTCGGGCGCAATCTCGTGTTCCAGCGCGCGCCACTTCGGCAGCGCCGGGCGCTTCCACTGCTGCCGGTTCTCGCGGTGCGACATCGCTGGCACGACTTGGAAGCCGATGCCACGGTACATGCGCGCCCACTCGGACGGCTCGGCGAAGTCGGGATCAAACGTGGCTGTCATCTGCATAGTCCCATCATTCCCATTCAGCGGCGTCATATCAATTCCCTACGCGGTGACCCGGTATTCTTTCTGCGCATCAATCCACCCCTGATCAGCGTTGACGAACATCGGCTGAATGAAGATCCGCTTGGCCTCAAGCCTGCCGGGTCCATAAGGCTGATTGCGGATGTGACCGCGACGCAGGTGGGGGCGCACGGGGCCGCCGGTGCCGCCCTCAGAGCGCATGGTCTTTGATATTGCACCAATTTTAATGGTCGTTGTCGAAGAGTATTTTGACAGCGTCTGCTCGCGGCGGTTGCGCGAATTTGGCTTGTTGCACGTCTCAACGTCCTTCTCAATGTTCTTCGTGGCCAGCAAAACCACAAGCAGCCGGACAGTCGTGTCAGCCATCCAGCTGAATTGATACTGAACGTCTTTGGAGGCTTCCATCTTCCTTCTATCAAGCGGGCAAAAATTCATTCCATCAATGGCCAAATAAGGCGTTGCCTTCGCACCGTTGGTGCTAAACTCATAATGAAAAAGTATCTCCTCCTTTATCGTTGATGTTTCTTCAAAAGATTTATCAATAGACGTAAGTATAAGTTGCTCCATAAGCCGACATTTTGCTTGAATGTAAAACTCTGGAAACGGTGGCTTGAACAAGCCCATCTTTTGCATATCAGCTGCCGTCTTGTTCACGACATCAAGAGACAGGGCGCTTAAAACATTCGACGCAATCTTAAACCGGGGCAGGCGTGTATCAATCATAGCATCCTCCAATATCAATGTGTTGCGGCGTACCACGCCATGCAGGCCGCATCAGCGCGACCGTCGTCCTTCTTGCGCACAAACAGCCCAGCATATACCGGGAATAACTCTGCGGCCCGCTGCCGCGCCCCATCCTTGCCGCCACGCACTGCGGCGGCCTTCTGCCAAGTCTGCGGCGTGACGATCTGCGTCGGGATTGACAGCGCGGCAAGCACGCCCTCAACAATGCCCGCGCTGCGGCCAAAGGAGAAGACGGACGTGACGCCCTGACCCGGCATCGCATTGACGCGCTCAAGCACGGCAACCTCGGGGCGCTCACCAATTCGGATAAACTGGGCGAGCATCTGCGCACTTACTTCGCGCTTCTTCTTGCCGTTGCGGATCATCTCAACAACGGGCATGTCCACGACAGACAGGTGGCCCTTGTCGGGGTCAAAGAAGGCGATTGCGCCGTTAAGGCCGGGGTCGATGCCGATGTAAATCATGGTGCCTGCCTCGCCTTGTCCATATCGTCAAAGTGATCCCACCGGACCCTGCCGCCCGACCCGAAGACGAGCAGCCTGCGCCACCGATACGGCACCATTTTCCGCTGCCGCCACTTGTAGACTGCGAAGCGCGACGCGCCGAGGCCGAGGGCCACGGTACGCACCACCTCCCAATTAATCTCGCCCGCATTCATGCGTAGACCCTCCAGCGTGAGTGGCCACGGTGAGACATCTTGTCCAATAAGTCAATCCGTGGAATTAGACAATTTGTCGCTTGACCGATTTCCAAAAATCAGACTAAGGTGCTGAACCTTACCGATTGAGAGCCGATGAAAAATCCATTCGAGCACTACGACATTCACCACCTGTCGCCGTCTTCCTGCAACCTGTTTGTGGCCAGCCCGGCCATGTTCATTCTCAAGAAACTTATGAAGGTGAAGGACACGGTCGGCCCCGCCGCGCACCGTGGTACTGCGGTCGAGAGCGGCATCGTCGCTGGCCTCGTCGATGGGGTGTCTGAGGCCAAGTGCATCGACATCGCGCGCGGCGAGTTCGCCTCGCTGACTGCGCTCATGAGCGGGCCGAAGAAGGAGAAGGAGGAGGCGGCCATCGCCGACTTCGTGAAGACCGGCCTGAAGGAGCTGCTGCCCTACGGCAAGCCGACCTCAACGCAGGGGAAAATCCACTATGAATTTGAGGGCCTGCTGGTCCCGATGCTGGGCTTCTACGACATCGAGTGGGCTGATCACGGCGTCCTTACCGACATCAAGACAACGCACGCGCTCCCGTCGAAGATCAGCACCAACCACGCCCGGCAGGTTGCACTGTATCGCGCTTCCCGGGGAGACAATCTCGATGCTCGTGTTTCCTACGTCACCCCCAAAAAGTCGGCGACCTATGTCCTCGAAAATGCTCGCGAGCATCTTGAGGCGCTGCGCCTGATCGGGATGACGATCCAAAGGTTCCTGTCCCTGAGCGACGACCCCAAGGTCTTGGCGTCGTATGTCGTGCCGGACGTGGACACGTTTTACTTTTCCGATCCGATGGCCCGCAAGGCCACATTTGATGTGTGGGGGATGTGATGACTGACCGCCTGTCTGATAACGATGTGATCGAAATGCTGGAGCAGGCGCGCGGCCCCCGCGTGACTGAAGAGAGCATCCGCGCCAAGATTGAATGTCACAGCTTCCACGAGGAGCACATCGGCGCGGCCAAGGTCACCATTTGCTTCATCCTGATGCGCAACGGCTTCGTGTTCGTCGGCAAGTCATCGGCGGCGAGCCCGCAGAACCACAACGCCAAGATTGGCGAGTATTACGCCTACGATGACGCCTTCCGTCAGATTTGGGAGCATGAGGGATACCTGCTGCGTGAGAAGCTCTCGCAGTGACAGTTCAGCGGCGGTGTTGAAAGCAGAAACACATACAATTCATGGGTAAAAAAGGAACCCGTGGCGAGCCCCCATGCACACGACTATCCTCGGCACAGCGAGAATAGAGACGGTGACACTGTGAAGATCGCTAGGGTTACCAGCCGGAGTTGCGCCCGGCCCGCTGATATAAGTTCTGCCCAAGTGGGCGAAGGCCCGGGGTCGGCCACACGGCCCCACAATGGAGAAATGAAAATGGCTCTCGGTTTCAGCAATACCGGCACCTCGGGTGGCGGCGACTTCCTGCCCATCGTTAAGTACGACGCCCGCGCGGGCCGCTTCTTCCGCGTTGACCGCGAGGACGGCACCTCGACGCCGGTGGACATCACGCGCTCGTTCAAGGCCGTGTTTGACTTTGAGAACGTCGAGACGGGCTGGATTGCCTTCGTCGCGGGCTCGGCACCCGACTTCCAAATGACGCCGATGGACGCGCCGAATGTGGAGAAGCCCAGCGCAAACCACAAGGAAGGCTTCCGCATGAACATCAAGCTTGGCTCCGAGTGCGGCGGCGACTGCCGCGAACTCGCCAGCACGGCGGGCGTCATGAAGAATGGCCTCAATGTCCTGCACGATGACTACCTTGCGGGCCTGAGGGCGAACCCCGGCAAGCTGCCGGTTGTGGTCCTCAAGGACACCGTGCCGCTCACCAGCGGCTCGGGCGACAAGAAGAGCACGAACTACCAGCCGATCTTCGAGATCGTGTCGTGGGTCAAGCGCCCGGGCGACCTCGACGAGGCCGTCAAGTCCAAGGCACCGGCGGCTGCCCCGGCACCGCTGGCCGCCCGTGGCGCTCCGCCCTCCACTGGATCCGCACGCGCCGCCGCCCCGGCACCCCGCGCCGTGGCTCCCGCAGACGACGAGGACTTCGGTTAATTAAACCGGGCGGGCTCCGGCCCGCCCACCCTTCACCCACGGAGATTGCAGTGAAATTTCTCATCACGATGAATATGCCAGCCCGCTCGGGCGTTCCGATCCACCAGATCATCTGCGAGCACCCGGCCACGTCCGTTGACGACTTTGCCGACGCCCTTGGCCGGACAGACTTTATTGTGGTCGAGGAATTTTATCGGGACGCAAATATGCCGTCCGGCACAGACGGGCACTACTCCGTCGGTCGGATTGTGATCAACCCGTTTTACATTGGCAAGGTGAAGGCCGTTGTGGCGGCGACGCACGCCAATCGCGGCTATCACGAAGCGTAGGGGAAAAAAATGCACCACATGAATTTCTTGAAGGATGCAATCAATCTCGTCGGCGAGCGCGGCGAGGAATACGGCGACTTGGAGGAGAATTTTGAGCGCATCATTTGTATTTTTGATGCGATGACGGGCGTGGCATTGACTTGCCACGAGGCCGCCCTGTTCCTCGTGGCGGTAAAGATGTCGAGGCTCAAGACCAGCCCCGAGAAGGCCGACACTTACTCTGACGCGATCAATTATCTGGCCTTCGCTGGCCAATTTGGAGATGCAAAATGAGTGAAGAGAATGAGTTCCTGACGCAGGACAATATGCGCGCGCTGGCGTCATACATCTTGGACCAGATTGCGTATGGCGACGTAAACGAGAACCTTGCGCAAGTAAGCATGTTTATAACGGGCATGCTGGCTGGGATGCTCCTTGTAGGAGCGCAGAGCAAGGGCCACGCGATGGAGGGCCTTGACGCCTTCTATGCTGACCTTGAGAGCATGATCGAAAAGAACTTCGACGAGGCAAAGGCGCTGATGGCGGAGGTTAGCGCCAAGCCAAATTAATTTTGCCTGACACTTATGGAGATGAAAATGATCAGCATGGATAAAAAATACCGCACACGCGGCGGCAACGAAGTTCGCATTTATGCGACGGATGGTCGTGGTTTGCACGCCATTCACGGCGCATTTAAGGACCATGATGAGTGGCGGACATGCACTTGGCAGGAGAACGGCGTCAATTTCATTTTGGAAGGGCCATTTGACCTCATCGAAGTGAAGCCGCGCATCAGGCAGACGAAGTGGGTTAATGTGTATCCTGATTGGGCGACAATATATTCAGACAAAAAGAACGCAGACTATCTTGCAACCCCTGACCGCATCGCTTGCGTGAAGGTCGAGATCGACTGCGAAGAAGGAGACGGCCTGTGAGCAACTACTCCGCACCGACGCGGCACCCCGTCACGGGCAAGATTGAAATGGCCGATTGGCTGGATGACAGCTTTGGGCATCATATTTACGGCGTTCGCTTTCACGGAGAAGAGAAGATTTATCCCGGAACGGATTGCGTTGAGCTGGGCCTGAACGAGATGCTGAAAGAAGTCGAGCGGCTGCGGGACGCCGTGATTGAGGAATGTGCGGAGGTGGCTGATGCTTGGCTAAAAGGCTTCAAGGATCAGGAAATCACGGTCGTTTCAGCGCGGGAGTGGGCAACTGACTCTGTCATGGATATTCGCGATGCTATCCGCGCCCTTGCCAGCGACAAGGGAGAAACATGATGCTGCGCCTTGATCCGCCGCTGCCCGTCGTGACACCGCGCGGCAAGGCGCTGGCGCACGTCCTGATTGACTACGGGGCTGAGCACGACTTGTGCTGGGTCTGCTTTCAGGATGACGGAGAGTGCTGGACGTGGCGCAATCAAGACATCCGCGCTGAGAAAAATACGACTTTTGGAAGGACATATGGAGATTGATATGGCCAGTCACGCAGACCGTAAATTGAGGAATAAGCTTATCACCCAGCGGTATCTTGCGGGCGAGAAGGTGGCCCTCATAGCCCGCCTCTTTAGCTTAAAGTCCCTCCATTACGTTCGGGAGATAGCCAAAAAGAACGGCGCGCCAGCCCGCAAGAATGGGAGGCCCCGCCATGATTGATCACAAGGCGGAGTTGCGCGCGCTGGCTGAAAAAGACGGGTGCCGGGCGTCCCTGAAGGCCGCCGAGCACATTGAATATTTAGAGCGCCGCCTTGTCAGCGCGCGCGACTATGAGGAGCGGCTGCGCCGGAAGTTGAGCAAGGTCCGGCACCAGCGTGATGAATTGGCTCGTCAACTGATGGAGAAGGAAAATGCTTGAGGTAATGCTGATGATCCCGCTGATCATCTTGACTTGGTCAATCATGCTTGTCGCCGCCGTATTTAGCGCAATTACACTCTGGGAGCTGTTCCGTGGAAAATAAACTGATTGATGACATCGCCGCAGAAATTTGCGCCGGGATTGATGAGGGCGAGCCCTGCGTGAATTTATGCCACGTCTGCCTGCGGCAGGCTGAGGCGGCCATGAAAATCGCGCAGAGCGCCGAGGCCCACTTGAGGGCGCGCATTTGGAAGCTTGAGCGGTCACTCCTTGAGGTGATGGAGGTCGCCGTCCAGCACGAGGAGGGCGAGTACATCAAGCGCGCGCAGGATCTCCTGTTTAACGCCGAGCCCCACCTCAAATTGGTCAAGGACGCCGACAGCGTTTAGACTAAACGTCCCGAAACCGCATGGCCGATGGAGAGAATGGTCCTGCCCGCAACAGGAGTTACGCATGAAAAAGATATTGGCCCTACTGGCCCTGTTGATCGCGCTTCCCGCCGCCGCCTCCGAGGGGCCGCAGGACGCGCCACCAAACTGGGTCTCCGACCTCTTCGGTTTCACTGCGAAAACTCCAGCGGTCCCCATCCCCATCGGTCGAGAGGCCGTGGCGAAGCTCGTCGCCCAGCGCGCCAAAGAGCGGCTGGGCCAGCAGTGGGTGGAGAGCGCCCTCCGGCTGGCAAAGTTGGAGAGCGGCTTCAATTGTGGCGCAACCGGCCCCAAGACCCGCCACGGACGCGCCAAGGGCGTCCTGCAAATGATGGACGGATCCGCCCGCGCACTTGGCTTCGAGCCGAGACGCATGCACGAATGCGATTACGGCATTCGGGCTGGACTTGCCCACATGGATATGTGCATTAAGCACGGCGTGAAGACATCCAGCGACATGGCCCGGTGCCATGTCTCCGGCTGGGGCGGATGGAATAGGAGGCTCTCGTCGAGGGGCGCGGAGAAATACCGTCAAAAATACGTCAAGCTTACAATGCGTTAATCATGGAGATGATCAGGGTGATGACATTACAGGAACTGCACGAGCACTACATGTCGGTTAAGGCCCGCATAAATGACCCGAGGAGGGCGTTTGTGGAGAAAAGTAAGCCGACTGCGGTCATGGTTGTGCCAGACAACGACACGATCCTGCGGATGCTTCAGCCGAATTTCTCCAGCCCCTCCGAGGAGATCATCTACCGCGCCGCGCGGAAGCACCATGTCAGCGTCGCCGACATCAAGAGCGCGTCACGCAAGCACGAGACTGTGCTTGCTCGTAACGAGGCAGCCTACGAAATCCGCAATCAGCGGGGTCTGTCCCTCCACCAGATAGGCGCGCTCTTTGGCCGGGACCACAGCACAATTTTCCACGGCATAAACCGCCATGCGGCGCTCCTCATCAAGCAGGAGCAGGAAATAGCATGACGGACGGCGGCGACCCCAAAGATAAGGCGGTTGCCGCCGACCCGCCCATCATGGGATTAAGATACGGCCAGTGCCGGTATATTACCGGCGAGAATGTTGAGGGCTGGGCCACCTTCTGCCGCGAGCCCACGCACACGGGCTCCTACTGCCAGAAGCACCACAGGCTTTGCTACCGGGGCTTCCCCAAGCAGGAGGTGGCCGAGGCTAATCGTCCGGCGTCGCGACCAGCAGCATTGAGTTGGGGCCTGAAGAAATAGTACGGCGAATTGCCGACTTGTGCTCAGCGTCTATTTTTACCATTTCGTTGCGGAAGCTTTCAGTCGCCGCCGCGCCCTGACGGGCCTCCTTGGCAACCTCAATTTGCAACATCGGCAGGGCCGATACGGCGCACATCCACTCGTCAATTTCCTTGCCAGTGTTGGGGTTAGTCCCCCGGAGGCAAGTGAACCACGCGCACTGAAGTTGCACGCAGTCCTTCTTGATGAGTGGGCAGAATGTCCCCGATTTTAATTCCATTAGGCTAGTCCTTCGTTGCGATGATCACATCAACATATTGCACGGCGAGGTTGATGGCTGTGCCTGTAAACGTGTGCGTGTGGCCCAGACCGCCGCCCTGCGTTGATAGCCACCCCGGCGACCGGCTTGCAGCCGAGTAGGGGGTTGAGGACAATGCATTCGGGTAGAAGCTCGTCGAACTATTCCCGCCGCCAGCTATAATTGGCTCATGGTTATGCGCCGGGATCTGGTCCAGCGTCAGCGTTGTGGACCCGACCGTCCCCGCAACCGCCTGAGACGTAAATGCGCTTGTGAACGAGACCGTGCCGCCGCTGGATGCCGCGCCAGACACCACCCGCAGGGCCTTGTTGTCGTGCGTGGTGGACTTGGTCCAGCCAGTGGGGGCCGCAGTCTGGGCGAAGACAATGGCCGTCCCCGCAGCGAATGGCGGCGGATATACGGCGGGAAGCGTCACGCTCTCGCGTATATTTGTCCCGTCAGAGTAGATGATCCTCTTTTCACCCTGCGGGATTGCGAACGTTGTACCGCCCCCGGCGTTCGCAAACGTGACCGTGAACGCGCCCGTCGTGTTGTTGTAGACATTCCAAGTTCCGCCCACGCCGGATGGGATTTGGTAAACGACGTTGGCGGTCAGGGTGGCGGCTGAGGATATTGACACGCCGATGACGAGGATCGCCGACTGATATTCGGACGCCACAAGGTTGACCGTGCCAGACACGCCCGTCGGGTTCTTGACAGTCGTGCCGCCGAAGGACTTGTCGATGATGTCCCAGTCAGTGTTAACCGGCCCCGACCATCCGGTCGGGTTCGCCGCGTAGTCGTTGTACGCGGGCTTCTCAATGCTCTTGTTGACCGTGTATGTCGATGCCATCGTGGGATCCTCAGATGTTCTTTCCAGCGACTGCCAGAGCGTGGGCGACGGTGTCGTCGCTCTCGTTCAGGAGGGGCTCGGTGACTTGCGTGACGCGCTTCTTGGCGGCCTTGGACAGCGCCATCAAGTTGACTGCGCCGCCGGTGGCGCGGCCCGTGCGCCCGCCGGTGGAACGGCCAGTGTCGAAGACTGTGTCATTGTGGCGATTAGCCTGATCGGGCGCTTCCCTAGGCGGCGAGAAGTCGGTGAGGTATCCGTGGGTCTTGCTGATAAGCTTGGCCAGCTCGGTCCCGCCAATCACAGCATTGAGGATGGCCTCCTTGTCGGGAAGGCCGTGACGCCCGCCAACTTCAGCCGCAAGGTTTTGCGACGCGCGAACAAATGCCTGCGCCGTGGCGCTTGATGGCTTGCTGCCCAGCACTTCGTAGGCCTTCGCCCAGCGCGCGACTGACTGCGCCGTGGCGGGCTCAGCCATAACTGAAGAAAATGCGCGCCCGGCGACAACCGCAGGAATTGCTTTGAGGGGGTGAAAGACGAGGCCAAACAATTCAGCAGCAGTCAGGATTTTGCGCTCGCCGCCGCCCTGATTTGATGCAATTGCGTTGAGCCTATCAAGGCGTTTCCCAACGGTCGCGAGGTCATCAAGGGCGTGCCGGACGCCGTATGATGGGGCCTTGGCCGGGCCAAATAGGATGTCCTTCCCCTGATCCGATAGCTTGCCGTATTGGCGAAACAAGCTCGCGGGGTCGAAGGCATTTGTCGTCTTGTTGATCGACAAGTTATCAATGACGCCACGGCTGACTTGCGCCCACTCCTGCGGCGTCATGGACTTCTGCGCCAAGGCAAGCTTGGGAATGTCTGTGGCCCCCGAAGATCCGGCCTGCCTGAGCAGGGTATCGAATATTTGATCGCCCGATTTGGAACTTTCTTTGGTCCCAGTGATCTTCAGCAGGGCCTCACGCTGGCTCTGGATTTCCTTGTTGAATGCGTTGGCCGCCTCAAACTCCTTGAGCGCGCGGGGCCCGCCACTTTTCTCGACCACAGCCTTGAGGTCTTCGGTCAGGCCCGCATAGAGCTTGCGCAGCGATGGCGAGGCATCTTTGTAAATTTCGCTGGGGTCATCCAGCATCTGGCCGATGCGAGTACGCAGCCCCTTCAGGCCCTGATAGTCCAGTCCGGCGGGGTCTGTGATGGCATTCATCAGGAATTTTACAGCCGGATCCTCACCGAGGACTTTCTGGCTTTTGTTCATCTCATCTTGAACGGATTGCGCGACCTTCCGCGTCGCATCTAACGGCTGAAGGGCCGGGGTCGTGATGAGGTTATCGACCTTGTCGTAGGCGTCAGAAACGAGCTTCTGCGAGCGTGGCCCGATCCAATTAGTCAGCGCGTCCTTGGCCGTCTCGCCCGCGCTGAGGCGTGTCTGGTTACCAGAAAGTTCGCTAACTTTGGAGCCAATTTGCCCGGCAGTTCTTTCCGCCGCCTCAGTCAATGGCTTGCCGACAAATGGCAGCTCCTTTGCCGTGCTGCCAAGAGTGCTGAGCAGCTCGTCATTGGAGGCCACAATCTTGGGAACTTGCAGGGGCGCGCCGCGCGAGGACAGGCGCTCCGCCGCGCCGACAATGTCTGCGGGTGACGGCTCGCCGGAGGGAGCCCTAGCGCCGGGCATAACCTTGCCCAAAGCGCCGCTGACAGCGCCGCCAGCGACGCCGCCGCCAATGAGGCCCTTGAGGGCATTCATGCCCTTCTCGGACCACGTCTCGCCCTCGCCGGAGCCCTGAATGGCCCCCAGCGCGGCGGACGGCGGCGCGGCCCTCATTGCATTTTGGAGGAAAGTTTTTCCCGCCTCTGGAACCGGGATGATTTTGGAGATGGGGTTCAGGATTGAGCCGCCAACTTCTGACGCCATTGACGTGCCGGGGTACTGCTCACGCGAGGCGGCCTGACGCGCCTTTTCGGATGCAAGGCGCTCCTCATAACGCTGGCCCGCGCCCCCGCCAAAGGTATCGGGCGCGAGCTTCTCCAAGCCGAGGCGTCCCGCGCCGACGAGGGCCTCAATGGGGCCGTAGCTGGGGCGGGTTCCACCCTCGGGATACTTCAGCTCCGGGACCATGCCGGACGCCTCGGCCAAGGCCGCGACCTGCGGGACCTGATTGAGGAGGAAGCCACTCCGCACGCCCCGCCCGATGGCCTCGGGCAGTCCTATCTGTGGCGTTTCCTTGAAGGGGACAAAGTCCTCCCCAGAAGCGCCCCGCTTGGGCTCCGGGGAGGTAGGAACGAACGGGATGAAGTCATCGTCACTCATTGACCGGCGTTCCCTGCAAGAGGATCAGTTTTTGAAAATCCCGGAGTAGGCTTCCCGCTTGCATCTTTGCGGTTCGCGTCAAAATAATAGACGTCTTTTTTATCGGGCAGATAGTACGCCTGACCGTTCTTCGCCTCGCTCAGGTTGCTGGGGAGCTTCTGCCCAACGTAGCCGATTGTGCGCGCCACTTCCTTCTTGAAATCATCAAGTTTGTTTTGCTTGAGCCACTGCTCATTGAATTTGATGGTGTCAAAGGGGGAATACAGAGAGGGGTTTTCCTTGCGCCACTTCGCATAGTCGAGCGTGTATTTATTTTCGTAGTTGATCGCGGCCTTCGCGTCGCCCAAAATTTTGGCGTTGGCTTCAGCCTGCATGCCGGGGTTGGCGTTTGCTTTTGACAGGCCAGCAATTTCAGCCAGCAGGATCTTGCCGCCGGGCAGGTCATCGAAGACGTTCTTGATGGCGCTCTTCATGAAAATCTCAAACTTTGCCGGGTCAGCCGAGACCGTTGGGTCAACGCGGATGCCGAGGCCGTTGAGCTTGCCGATGATGTCAGCCTTCTGCTCGGCAAATTTGCCGGTCTCATACTTCGTCAGGATGTCCAAGAGGCCGTTGACGCGAGAGGATGCGGTCTCACGCCTTCTAAAGTCTTCGGCCATCTTGATTTCTTCTTTTCCAATCTCATTGCGCGCGTTCTTAATATTTTCCGGCTCACTTTTCATTGCGCCAGTAGTGGCACTGCCAACCGCTTGGCCCGGCGGGCTGCCAGCTCCGGGGGCGGGAGTCTTGCCAAGGATTTCGCTCTTGGGCTTGAGCATTGTCGCGCCAGTGTTGGGGTCAACGACGTCAACGAGCGCGTTTTCGCTTTCAATGCCAGCCTGCATGCGCTTTTTGGCATCCTCATATTTGAGGTCAATGGCATTGTTGTACAGCGTCTGGGCGGCCTCGCGCTTTTTAGCGGCCTCATCACGCTTGCTCTTGGCGAGGGCATCAAGGCGCGCGGCCTCCTCATTCTCGCGTTTCACGCCCGCCGGATTTTCGCGGATTATTCCGGCCCTGCGTGTCGCCTCCTGAGACTGCTCCTGATACCTTTCGGCGTCTGCTTCAAGGGTGTCAGCCTGCTTTTCAAGGTAGGCCGGGCGGCGGTTCTCAGGGAGTGCTTCGAATACGGTTGGATCCCGCCTGACGGCAGCTTCCAAGGAAACCTTGTCAACGCCAGTCACTGCCTTATCGCCGCCAACCGGCGGGGCAGCTTCAGGGGCTGGCTTCTTCGCTGCGGGCTCAGCCGCCTGCACTGGGCGCGGCTGGATTGTCGGCGCGGGCTGGGTCACAACGCTTTTTGCGGCGTCAGTGACGCCACCCGCTGGGGCGGGAGGGGCCACCGTTGGCGTCCCCGCACCAAGCTGTCCGCTGCCGGTGAACATGCCCCTTTGCTTCAGCATTTCTGCCTCAGGCACCCACTGCCCGGTGTAGGTGTTGTTGTACATTTTCTGGCCGTTGATGATCTCGGGGCCGGTGAACATCCCCTTGGCCATCTCAAGGCGCTGCTTCATTTCCAGAGCGTTCTGCTTCTGCATATTCTCGTAGGTTGTCGCGCCGCCGACGAGGCCGGAACCAATGGCCCCCGCGAGCGTCTTATTGGGCGATGCCAGCATCGAGCCGAGGCCAGCAATTGCCGGAACCCAAAAGTTCTCGCTAGTCGGAACGTTCTCGGCAACCTTTTTGCCGAGCCCGACAGTTGTGTCGCCCGCGCCCTTGAAGGTGGACGCGAGTTTGGACAGGAAGTCGTCGCCCTGCGGGGCCTCGCCGGTGTCTTCGACGCGCTCGCCGTCGGCGTGGTGCTGACGATGCCCATCAACGCGACCGCCGGTATGGAGGAATGCGAGAAGGAACGGAAGGGCCGAAGACAGGCCCTCGCCCACTGCGCCAGCGCCAGACGCCAAAGCGCCGATGAGGCCGGGGCCTTCAGCCGCTCCAGCGAGGCCCGCGAGGCCAGCGCCCGCATCAGCCGCACCGGCGGCACCAGCCAGCCCCTCGGCAATGGGGGCGGCAGCTGCCAGCCCCTCAGTCGCCGGAGCCGCCGCAGCAATTCCGCTTTCAATGGCGGGAGTGGCGGCGGATGCTGCGCCAGTTGTCGCCTCAGCTAATGGCGTCGCCGCCGCCTCACCGGACGCGAGGCCGGGAGTGGTGTAGCCGGTCGCGCTGCCAACATTCACCGGCTGGCCCGCCGCGCCGACTGCGTCGCCGGAAAGCTTCTTGGCCGCGAAATCGTAGACGTTCTTGCCCTTATCAAAGAGCCCCTTGGCCTGACCGGCCATCTTGGTGACCTGCTCGGCCCCGCTCGGCTGGGGAGCGGGCTTGCCCATCTTGCCCGCCTCCATCATCTGGTAGTGCGGGGTGGGAGATGTGAGGGCGTCGCCGAGGGCGCTCTCCTCACTAATCGACCCGTAGGGCGTGCCTACACCAAGTCCTCCAGCATGATGCTCACGGTGAATTAAGCCGCCGCGTGCGGCAAACATGGCGTCAGAATATTCAAAATCAGGCATTTGTTCGGGCGCAAGACCGGCAACCTGATCGTTGCCGCCGAGGTCCGAGACGCGCATCGTTGATTTCGCACCATCAACCTTCGGCCCGGTGTAAACGGGCTCTCCGCTGGGGTTCTTCGCGCCGCTAGTAATTGACGCATCGCCACCGCCAAGGCCGGGGTTGACATTTGTTGCTCCGCCCGGCTTGACGTTCGGGTCGCCCTTCCCTGCACCCGCATCGGTATCGTTGCCCATCCACTTGGGGCGAGACTTCCAAGCATCATATCCCTTGGAGGTCAGGCTGGCGATCTGGTTGGCCTGCTCGATGCCAGACTTCTGCTGTGCTGGCTTCGCAAGTTCAGCCGCGCGCATCATCTGCACCTGAGCGGGCGTCAACTGCGCGCCGTAGGGGCCTCCCATGCCGAGGCCAGCCTTGCCCGCCTGCGGGGCGTAATACTGGAGGGCGGGATTGACGTAGCCGCCCTCGGCGTACTCGCCCGGGGCGGACACGAGGCCGCCCTGCGACGACGCGCCGTGCGTGGCAAGGAAGTCCTGAAGCTGCCGCCTCTGTTGGTCAAAGTAATCAGCCCCGGACTGAGACTTGCTCATGTCAGCGCCCTGAATCGTGGAGAGCTGCGCCCGCGCGCCCTCAATGGATCCCGGGGAAAGGCCGGTCGCCTTCGGGGCGAGGATGCCAGCAGCGCCGGGCGCAGTCGCCCCGGTAGAAATTGGCATGCCGCCAAGGCCAGCCATCGGCTTGGCCGCGAACCGGGCCAGCATCTCCGGCGTGACCGGAGACGCGCCCATCATGGCGCTGGGCGCGTCGATGTCGTAGGCGGACGTGCCAACATCACCACCGTCGGCCTTGTGGCCGCGCACGGAGTCATTTGTCGCGTCGCGGTAGTCCACTGTCAGGTAGCCGTTCCTCTTGCCGACGGCGTCCGGGTGGTCCTTGGCCACCTCCTGCGCGATCAGGCCGATCTGGGAGCGCGGGTCGCCCTTGTAATTGTAGCGGTAGATATTCTGGCCGTCGTTGGTCTTGCCGACCTGCTCAATATTTTCCTTCAGGCGCTCGTCCGAGAAGAAGCCGCCGCCGCCCTGCGTATTGGACGTGGTCGTGTTTCCAGACAGCGCGCCCGTGCCGGTCGCGATATTCGACAAGAATTGAGCAATTTGGAACGGATACGCCTGTTGCTGTTGGAACTGGTTGTAGAGGGCCTGAAGTCCAGCCTGACCCGTCTGCTGCTCAGTCGCGCCCGCACCAAGCTGCGCCTGCGCACCGGCGAGGCCAGCCGCCTGCGCGCCAGAGCCGAGCTGACCAAACTGCGCGCCCGCCTGACCAAGGCGCTGGAGGTTCGCCTGCTGCGCCGCAAGGCCGACGCCCTGCTGCTGCTGGGCAGTCTGCGTGGCCTGATCGTAGGCCTGCTTGTAAATCGGGGCCATTGCCTGCGCCGTGCCGAGTTCCTGCTGGCGGGCAAGGTTGGCGGCAACAAGGCCGGATCGGTCGCCGCCAAAGGAGCGCGCCGCCTGCGGGTTCATCAGGTTAGAACGCTCAACGCCCTGCTGCTGCTGAAGGGCCTGCAACGTCGGAGCGGCCACGGCCTGCGTGTAGGGGTTATAATACTGCCCGATATTCAGGCCCTCGGGATTTGCGCTTCCCGCGCCCATAGCAGTCAGGCCAGCCGCCGCGCCGTAGTATGGCTGCGCGGCACCGGCCATTGCGTTGGTGTTCTGGATGCCCGCCTGCTGCGTCTGCGTCAGGGGCGCGACGAAGGCATTCGGGTTGCTGCTGTAGGCCTGATATGGCGTCTGGGCGACGGTTTCGGCGCGCGCATTGACGGCGTTATACCTCGCCAGAACCTCCGGCGGGATTTGCATCGTCTGGGTTGTTGTAGTGCCGCCCTTGCCACCCCCGCCCATTACAGCACCTCTTTAGTGGCGGGCTTAGCCCAACGCTTCATCGCATTAATGCGGCCTTTTTCAGACTTTGCGGCTTTCTGCTCGGGGGTCATGCTTGCGTTATACATGCGAGTTTTCTCCGCCCGAATGTCGCGCTGTTCTTGCGACATATTACGTTGAGCATCTGCAATTTGTTGCCGCTGTTCTTTTGACATATTTCGCGTGGCTTCGGCCAGTTTTGCCTTATGTTCAGTAGACTTGGGGTATCTTACACCCTCTCCGCCATACGTCCTATTGGCTACGTCGGCACCAGCTTCAATCCAATATTTAATGCGCTCACATTCAAGCGCGAAAGCTTTCTGTTCCGAGAGCCCGCAGGCAACAATGCGAACTTCTATGGCAAACCCAATGCGGTTCAATTTCGATTGGATTGCCTTGTGGTGCTTATTGCGGCACGACATATCATACCCACGGCGACCGGACCCTTTGCCAATATAAAAGCACTCGTCTCTATCAAGACGCCAATGCTCATATACGTAAAAGATTCCGCCGCCCATCTTAGTACCTCAATTATTCGGCTGCCTGAGCAGCGCCAGTGCGGGTTCCGTAAAGGAAATATGCCCCTGCGGGAGCGCCGAAAATTCGTTCGTACATGCGGATTTTGCCTGACGTCCTCTGATTGGACAGGACGCCAATCGTGAGGGGGAGGCCAAGCTCATCCGCAACCTTCTTGCTAAAGTCGCACAACTTCCGCGCCCGCCCGCCCTTCGTTGATCTGAAGTCCGGGTGAATGAAGACTGCGCGCTCCTCTAGAATTTCTTGGTTACTATACCAGATTTGACCGATCCTCAAAAGGATTGCCCCCTGCGGCTTATACCCGGGTATACCGACCATGCCGACAATGCCCTTTTCGCGGTTCAGCGCGGGCCACAACTCATTCAAAAGTCGGACAGGATCCGGGTCCACGAAGCCATTCTCGTCACACGCGAGCGTGGCAAGTTCCATCATGACGTCGATGTCTTCCGGCTTCCCAACCCAGACCTTCAGCTCTTCATGCGACATTTAAGACCCCTCAGTCTTTCTTCGGCCCCGGCAGGGCCTTGAGTGTTTTAATCAGCTCGGCGCGCGTGCTGTTAACGAAGTCGTCAAGCTTCTTGTGTCCAGCGTCAAGGTCTCCGCCACCAGCCCACAGAACCTCGTCAGGAGACAGCACATATTCGCCCCCGGCGGCAACAATGGGGACGGGATTGCCCACATGGCCGCCCTGTGCGAACGCGCCGTAGGGGGCCTTCTGAAACATCAACTTGACGGCGCGGTATCCGGCCATTGTGTTGCCCTCGCCAAGCGAGGAGACGATGTCGGCGGGCAGGACATATGCGCCCGACGGGACATGCATCGGGAGGTGGTCCGTGCGCCCGGCGACGGGGCTGTGGATCGGCCCGACGTGCAGCGCGCTCACCTTCTGGGGCATCTGAGACTTCTTCAGGGGGCCGCCGCCAGCCTTTGCCTTGCGCGCCGTGTCAAGCGCGATGGCGACCGCCTGCTTCTGGGGTCGTCCAGACCCGATTAGCTCGCTGATGTTGGAGCTAATGGCTTTCTGAGAGTGGCCCTTCTGGAGCGGCATG